ACTAATATATTAGTATTGGTACTATTTTGCTCTTACTAGGAGAGTTTAATGAGCATAGACAACGCAACACCTGGAGATTGGGACAGAGTCCGCAACAAGACGGGTCTAGAAGCATGGGAAACCAACAATACTACTAACGACCCAGTGTATTCACCCGCACATTACAACACCGGAAACATAGAATGCATTGTTGCCATCGAAGAGTCTATGTCCTCAGTAGCTTTTAAAGGTTACCTCAAAGGCAATTGCCTAAAGTATCTATGGAGATACGACTACAAAGGCAAACAAGTAGAAGACCTACAAAAAGCCACATGGTATCTGAGCAAGCTAACCGCTCAAGTCACCAAAGAAAATGAGTAATGTTTTTACTGATATTGCAGCAGCAGTAGAAGAAGGCCACTTTATCCAACACGAACTCAAGAAGACTTGTTACCTAGTCTGCAACGACGATCGTGAGCTATTTGTAATTACCGACGATCAATACAGTCGCGACAAATGGAGCGCACACACCGTCATCGAAATATTTCATCTTGGAGGATGCAATGAAGACAAAAGAGTTTATCCAAAACCTGTCGAGCCTAGAGAACGACAACATACACCCCGAGTTCCACGTCTATACCGCAGTATGGATGAAGTCGCGGATGCCAGAGGCATATAACGAGCTCAAATCACGCTTCAAAGCTATCGAAGGTGAAATCATGGCGCAGTACGCCTGTGATGACGCGAACACAGAGAGCCCTTTCTGATGCTCGTTACTCTCGACTTCGAAACTTACTTCGATACAAAAGTATCTCTCACTAAACTAACCACGATGGACTACGTCCGACACGAGAAATTCAAAGTGTGGGGCGTAGGCATCAAGATTGAGCATGAAGAAACAGAATGGTTCGGTGAGGACGAAGCAGAAGCTGCGATCCGTGAGATTGACTGGAGCACCGTCACTCTTGTATGCCACAACACACCATTTGACGGCTACATTTTAACCAGGCACTACGGTGTAATCCCTAACTTCTACGTAGACACCGCCGCAATGGCGCGCGCACTAGCCCCTGGGCAATCAGCGCGTCTCAAAGATTGTGCTATACGTGAGTTTCCTGATGACGAATCAATGCGAAAAGGCGACGAACTTACCGACGCCAAAGGTATATACGATCTCGACCCTGAAACAGAACAAGCCTTAGCGGGCTACTGCATACAGGATGTCGACCTGACATATGCACTGTATCAACGAATGGTAGAACAAATGCCAATGTCTGAGCTAGAGTTAATCAGCCTCACTTGTCGTATGTTCTGCGAACCGAAGCTGATCGTGGACCGCGAAGCACTAATCACGTTCCGTGATGAAACTATCGCAGCCAGTGAAGCACTCATCAATGCTGCCGGTATCGACCGCAAGGTACTCAGTTCCAATCAGCAGTTTGCGGAGCACATATATAGTATGGGCCTAGTACCACCAACCAAGGTCAGCCCTACTACCGGCAAAGACATACCCGCACTAGGCAAAAACGATAAAGCATTCACTCAGATGCAGAACATGTACCCCCAATTCAAGCACATATGGGATGCACGCAAAGCAGTAAAGAGTCGCATCAACGAGACCAGGGCCCAGCGTTTTATCGACGCAACCCACGACGACGGCACCATCAGTGTGCCACTGCGATACTATGCTGCTCACACTGGCCGCTTCGGCGGCACAGAAAAGATCAACATGCAGAACATGCCCCGCAACTCCCCTCTTCGACTCGCGCTGTGCGCGCCCAAAGATAAGCTCGTATACGTTGCTGACTTGTCAAACATTGAAGCCCGTATGCTTGCATGGCTCGCCGACGAAGACGATCTGCTACAGCAGTTCCGTGACGGCGACGATATCTACAGCAATCTTGCTGCTCAAATATATAACCGTCCCATTAATAAGAAAGACGACCCAACGGAACGCTTCGTAGGTAAGACAGCTGTGCTCGGTCTTGGCTACGGCATGGGCGCACCTAAGTTCCAAGCTACGCTAGAAGCGGGCGCAATGGGCCCGTCTATGAAGTTCAGCATCGATGAAGCGTATAAAGTAGTCAATACATACCGCAGTACATACTCAGGTGTACCACTTCTTTGGAAGAAACTAGAACTTAAACTAGCTAACACGATTAACCCAAACTACGACGAAACTTGGCATGGGTTGCGCTTCTACCGAAATAAAATATATCTGCCTAACGGCTTAGCCCTCCACTATAACAATCTGCGATTCGAAGGTGGCAAGCTAACGTATGACACCCGTGTCACTGAAACGACATGGGGCGGCAGAATTGCAGAAAACGTAGTACAAGCGTTATCACGACTAATTGTTACTGACGCAATACTAAGCATCGATTCTGACACAGACCTTAACGCAGATGTTGTGCTTACTGTCCATGATGAAATCATAATAATTAGTGCGGCTAATACTCCAGATGCTACAATGTCTAAACTAATTACACACATGTGTACACCACCATTGTGGGCGTTAGACATCCCTTTAGACGCCGAAGGTGGTTACGATACTAGGTATAGTAAGTAAAGCAATGTCTCGACTAGTGTTAACAAGAAAGATAAACGAACAAATCGTCATCCATGATGACGACAAAGGCGTCATAGCGACTGTAAAAATATCGAAAGTTGACAGGAATCAAGTCAGACTTACTTTCGAAGCCAACACTGAAGTAAGGATCGACCGACAAGAAATCTTCGAAAAAACTTCACATTAATAAACCGTAATATTAGTCAGGCTAATTCTTGCGCTATGTTACCAGCTCTGTAGGAGGAGACGTGCTATTAACTTTTATAGAAGCCGCCAATGGAACGCGACTTAGTAAGAAACACTGCCCACAAAATGGGTTCACCCCTTATCCGCACGTAAAATGCGTTACATCCCATGAAGAAAACATACAGTTAGATGAGACGGGCATATCGATGCTCGATCAGCTTATACGCCATCACGCTAGTCAAGGCCACTGCCTTCTTAAAGGTAACTTAAAACGGCCAATACAAAACGAATCACGCGCAGGTAAAACCGATCGTATCGGTTATTCCAACCTACTCGTACTTGATATTGATGGCATTACTTTGCCTAGTCACACCAACCCTAAGACATTCACTGACAAAGATGTCAGTACATTAGCTAAAGCTGTCATGCGTGAGCTGCCACCTGAAGTGCAAGACTGCAGCTTCATCGCACAGGCATCAGCAAGCCTGGGTTTAAAAGGTGACAAAGTTTCACTACACATATTTATCCTGTTGACACACGCCATGCCTGCCAAGGCTATGAAGTTGTGGCTGCAGAACTGTAATTTTGAGTCTCAGCTGTTTTCATCACAGCTTGAACTGTCTAGCAACGGACACTCACTAAAGTATCCGTTAGACACAAGCGTAGCTGACAACTCAAAGCTAATCTTCATTGCCCCTCCTACCTTTGAAGACGGAACCCACGACCCGTTCGCTTCCTCCTCCGAGCGGGTCGTGCGTGTTTCCGGTATCACGGAGACGCTCGATCTAGCAAAACTCATGGGCAACATCAGCCCAGAAGTTGTGCATCAGAAAAGCAATGAACACAAGAACAAGCTACGCACACAGCGTGGCTTCAATGCAAAAAAAGAACGACTGACTATCGCTACTGTCGATAACAAGTCAGAAGAAATCCTAGACAATCCAGACCGCATGTCGATCCACATCACTGACGATACAAACCCTCCGTACATAAGGTGCAACGTCAATGGTGGAGATAGCAATGCGTATTACTTCAAGCTCGAAGACCCAACCTACATGTTCAACTTCAAAGGCGAACCTATCTGGTCTATCGAAAAAGCAGACCCTGACTTCTACAAGTCTCTGTTTGATGTGTATCAAGAAGAAATGGAGAAAGAAGGTCGAGCTAACTTCCCAGTAGCAATGCGTGACTACTACACAGACACTTATTACAACGGCGTGTTCGACCCTAACCTCAACCAATTCAGTGAGGACTTCCCGTTAACGCCCTGTGCATCTGCCAGTATCGAAGGCTTCATGAGATCTCATGGTCGCAGTAAACCTGACTACATACCTGATGCAAAAGTCGTGTTCGACCCAGCATCTAATAGCGCAGCAGTTAACCTGACTAACATTCCGTACCACATCAACATGTTCCGTAAGACGGAATATATGCTATCCAAACGTGAGCACGAATCGCTAAGCATGGGTGACGCAGCAAAGATCGCGGACTCATGCCCACTGATCTACAAGTTGATGACTCACATCTTGGGAGGACAAAGCCTCGAGGTTGAGCACTTCACCAACTGGCTGGCATATATCTTCCAGACTAAACGAAAAGCAATGACCGCCTGGGTACTGCAAGGTGTCCCTGGTACAGGTAAAGGTATCTTCTACACCAAGGTACTCAGACCACTATTCGGTAACGAACACGTACCTATGCGTGCATTGCAGAACATCGAAGAGCAGTTCAACTTGTACATGAGACAGGCACTGTTCCTGGTAGTTGATGAATTCCATATGGCATCAGCCAACGCGGGCACTGTAAAAATTGCTGACAAACTCAAGAACGCTATTACAGAAAACACGATGACTATTCGTGCAATGCGTTCTAACCAGGTTGAGATGCCTAACTACACAAACTTTATCTTCCTCACCAACCGTATGGATGCCGTGAAAATCGAGGAGGGGGACAGGCGATACAACATCGCTCCGAGACAAGAACAAAAACTAGAGCACGTGTATCCAGAAGTTATCGATGGCATCGATGACATCAGTACTGAGCTACACAAGTTCGCTGCGCTGCTACGTAACTACAACGTTAACAAGCAGCTAGTACGAACGCCTATTGCTAACAACGCTAAAGCACAGATGGCTCAAGTCACCATGTCTGTTATGGAAGAGTTCTTCGCAGCCGTACGCCACGGCAAGCTCTCGTTCCTTACAGATATCTTAGACATCAGTCTTACTAACGTGCTTCAAGGACAAGAGATTACTACCGCACAACGTTTTGTTAAGCAGTGGATTGCAGAATCACAAGCTGAATACTCAGTCATACCTATGGAGCACTTGCGTGTTGTGTATGGCGTACTCACTGACGACCGTATATCGCAACGTGAGTTCATCAAACGCGCAGAACGTAACGGACTAACTCGTGAACGCAAACGCGCTTATAACGCTGATAGCTTAACCAACCCAACGCGCGGTGTAGTTGTTGAGTGGCGCATCGATGACGAACAATTTAACGAAGTCACTGATAAGTACTTCGATGACAAGGACCGCAAGCTACTTGCTCAGATGTAATAATATTAGCTATACTAATAGACTTTATTTACTACTAGGAAAGCCAATGATCAAGTTAACTCAGGACACGAGACCAGACGATGTCGGACCGGAATTTGAAAAACCAGAGGTACTAGGTGATGTCAGAGCATGGAGTTATTCAGCCCTTAAAGTTTACGAAGAGTGCGCTTACCGTACGTATATCAGCCGCGTCAAAGGCGTTAAAGAACCAAGTGGTCCAGCTGCTGACCGTGGTACGCAAATCCATCAGTACGCAGAAGACTACGTTGACGGTACTGCGGGCGAGATGGCTAACGAGCTGGAACGCTTTAAAGATGAATTTGAAGCGCTACGTGAACTCTATGCGCAAGGCAAAGTAGAAAACGAAGGCGAATGGGGTTTCGATCTCGACTGGGCAACAGTCGGTTGGATGCAAAAAGAAACTTGGGCGCGCATCAAACTCGACGCCCTTGTCCAAGAAGACGATACATCTGCACGCGTCATCGATTACAAGACAGGCAAGAAGTGGGGTAACGAAATATCCCACGGGCAACAGGGTCTGCTCTATGCCATTGGAACCTTCTTCAGATATCCC